GAAGGTGGCCCGCGTAAGGACTCGTTCTGTGCGCGGATGGAAGGCATGAAGAAAAAGTTAACGAGCGAAAAGACCGCCAAAGACCCGAACAGCCGGATCAATAAATCCCTCAGGGCGTGGAAGTGCTGATGAAGAAAATCTGGGACACCCCAAACCCGAAGAAGAAGTCCGAGCCATTGACGCCGAAACAGAAAGCGTCAGCAAAGAGATCGGCAAAGGCTGCTGGACGCCCCTACCCAAACCTCATTGACAACATGAAGGCGAAGTAATGGGTAGGGATTACAAACGCGCCTATCAGCTTCAGAAGGCCTCTGGTGAGACCGATGATCAGCTGGAACGTCAAAGGGCCCGTCGGATGTATGACCGGAAGGGCATTGACCGAGACGGCATGCACATCGACCACAAAACACCGATTCGTAAGGGCGGGAAGTCCACCACTGGAAACTTACGTCTGCGTTCTCCTCGCAAGAACATGAGCGACAAGTGATGCGCAGAGACGAAAGGGTTGTCAAAAAGACGCCTGCCGCGACCCCCCGAAAGCAGGAGCTTGAGGATGTGCTTGAGGCAGACCGACTGAGACTGGAGCGAACCGAAAAGCTCAAGAGGTTTGCTGGGGGCGACCGCCCTTACGGGAAGAAACAGTGAGTCTCGTTGCTTATCAGCCGCCGGGGCCCGTAGCGGCAGACTTCCACGCTGACAGCAGCTTTGTCAGGGGACTGATGGGGCCCGTAGGTTCAGGCAAAAGCTCGTCCTGTTGCGTCGAGATCCTGACACGCGCCCTCGAACAAAAGCCCGGCCCTGATGGTCGCAGAAGCTCTCGTTGGGCGATCCTGAGGTCCACATATCCAGAACTGAAAAGCACAACGATCAAGACTTGGACCGACTGGTTCGGACCCATTTGCACGATGAAGTGGGACAGCCCGATAACTTCGACGATATCAATCGGTGATATCGGAGACGGTACTGGTCTGGACATCGAGGTCTTGTTCTTAGCAATGGACCGCCCAGACGACGCCGGAAAGATGCGCTCTCTGGAGTTGACGGGTGCGTGGATGAATGAGGCGGGGCTGATGGAAAAGGCAGTCCTCGATATGCTGACCCAACGGGTCGGCCGATACCCTGCATTGAGAAATGGCGGACCGACGTGGACCGGCGTCATTCTGGATACCAACCCACCTGATGACGACAGCTGGTGGTACAAAATCTTTGAAGAAGACAAGCCCAAAGGCTACAAGCTCTTCAAGCAACCCGGCGGCCTGTACTTCGATGCCGACGATGAGAGCCCGACCTTCGGGGAATACCTGCCCAACTCCGCAGCCGAGAACGCGCACAACCTGCCGGCCGGGTACGAGTACTACCTAAGACAAGTCGCAGGAAAGACCGAGGACTGGATTCGAGTCTTCCTTTGCGGGACGTATGGGACAACGATGGACGGCAAGCCCGTCTATCCAGAATGGAAGGAGGACTTCCACTTCTCTAAGGCTCCTTTGGAGCCCATCAGAGGCCTGCCAATCGTCCTGTCGTTCGACTTTGGTCTTACCCCCGCTTGCACGTTCTTGCAGATGTCTCCGAGAGGACAGCTGTTGGTTCTGAATGAGCTTGTCTCCGAGGATATGGGTATCCGCCAGTTCTACTCGGAAGTTGTGGTCCCAGAGATTCAGGCCAATTACTCCGGCTTCCGTATCGAGGCGTGTGGCGACCCAGCTGGAACGATCCGCTCCCAGACCAATGAGAAGACCTGCATGCAGGAGTTGTTGGAGATGGGGATGCTTTGCGAGCCCGCCGTCACGAATGAGTTCGTTGCCAGACGGGAGTCTGTTGCGTTCTTTCTCCAAAGAGCAACAAGTGGCGAGCCGGGATTCTTGCTTGATGAGAAGTGTCGAATGCTCCGTAAGGGATTCAACGGCGGCTACCGATACGAGCGAATCCGCGCGTCTGGCGCAACGAAGTTCAAAGACCGACCTGTTAAAGACAAGTTCAGTCACGTTCACGACGCCCTCCAGTACGGCTGTTTGCAGATGCGAGCAGAGATGAACCCCGTCCGGGCCCAGCCAATCCAAAAACGACGCGCCGCGTGGGCGTAAATATTAGGAACAGCAAATGTTGCAGACCAGTTTGGGCCGCCCCCCGCAGGCGATGGACATCCCTGCCGAGATCATTGGGTCTTTATCAGCCTATATCGATAAGTGCTGGGATGAGGCTAAGACCGCAAAGCAGGTTTTAACTGAGCGGCTACTTCGTTGTGAGCGTCAGCGTCGGGGTGAATACGACCCAGACAAGCGGATGGAAATCTCCGAGCAGGGCGGAACAGACATCTTCATGATGCTGACCGATGTTAAGTGCCGAGCAGCTGAAAGCTGGATCAAAGACGTGATGTTGTCGTCTGACCGGACGTGGTCGCTGACCCCAACTACAGAGCCATCCGTTCCTCCTGAGTTTCGAGAAGGGATCATCGCGACCGTTGTGCGCGAGGCGATGGAGGTCCAGTCGCAGGGGATGACGATCAGCCCCGATGTGATCGAACTGCGGATGGATGAAATCTATTCCGAGGTCACCAAAAAAGTTGGCGAGCAAACGCGCGAAGCGACCGGAAGAATGATCGGCCGGATGGACGACATCCTAGAAGAGTCGGGTTGGGCCAAAGTCATATCCGAACTGATATACGACTTCACTACCTTCCCGTTCTCGATCCTGAAGGGTCCGATCGTTCGTCGCCGCCGGCAGCTGAAGTGGTCGAAGAATTTCAAGCCCGTCGTCGATGAAGTGGTGGCTTTGGACTTCGAGCGCATCAATCCTTACGACGCCTTCTGGAGTCCAAACGCTACGAACCCTCAAGAGGGGTACTTCATCGAGCGGATCAAGATGACCCGCGCTGCTCTGGCGGCAATGATCGACATGCCGGGCGTGAACAACAGCGAAGTCGAGGCAGCAATCGATGCATATGGTCGCGGCGGACTACGCGAGTACCTGTTTAGCGATGTTGAACAGACGATGCTCAAGGGGCGCTCTTCGTATGCCAATTCATCCAACGACCTCATTGAGGGAATTAACTTCTGGGGATCTGTTTCTGGCTCAATGCTCCGCGAATGGGGCATGAAGGACGTAGAGCCTTACAGGGAGTACGAGGTCAACGCGTGGATGTTTGGATCTCACGTCATCCTTTGCAGGCTCAATCAAGATCCTCTTGGACGCCGACCGTACTCAAAAGAGTGCTGGGAGACGATTCCCGGCGCGTTCGCTGGTAAAGCCCTGCCTGAACTGATGCGCGACATCCAGTCGATGTGCAATGCAGCTGCACGCGCTCTTGCAAACAACATGAGTCTCGCATCCGGTCCTCAGGCGGAGATCAGCGTGGACAGGTTAGCAAAGGGACAGCAGATCACCGAGATGGTGCCGTGGCAAATATGGCAGACCACCGCTGACCGTAGCGGCTCCGGCCAGCCGGCTGTTCGTTTCTGGCAGCCGAATATGAATGCCGAGCCTCTGCTGAACGTCTACACGTACTTTCAAAAGGTGGCAGACGAGGTCACTGGCGTGCCGAACTACGTCTACGGCTCTTCTGCGGTCTCTGGCGCGGGCCGAACTGCCTCTGGACTAAGTATGTTGATGGAGAACGCAGCTAAGGGAATCAAGTCGGCGATTCTTGCTCTTGATGGCGGGATCACCGAAACGCTTACCCGTCTGTACAACCACCTGATGATTTACGACAAAGACCCGTCCATCAAGGCGGATGCGCAGATCGTCGCAACGGGCGTGGTAGCCACCTTAATGAAGGATCAAATTCACGCTAGGCGTACTGAATTCCTCGCCTCTGTGCTGAACCCCGTCGATACCCAGATTGTCACGCCCGAGCGCAGGGCTTACTTGCTGAGAGAGCAGGCTAAGACACTGAACATTGATGTCGACAAAGTGGTTCCCGCCCCCGAGGAAATTAAACGCCTGATGCAAGAGCAGGCCGCTGCCCAGCAGATGGCTCAGATGCCGCAACAAGAAGGGGCTCCAGAGTGAGTGCAATCGGAATTCTGGGTGGGTTGGCCGCAGCCGGCGCTGCCTACAAAGAGGGCAAGCGCAACAAAGAGCGCGAAGCGCGTCTTGAGAAGTACGACGCCGCTCTGGCTGACCTTCGTTCCGCGCAGGCAGACAATCTCCGTTCAAGAAAATCCCCTAAGCCAGACATCGTAGTCGTAAAGGACGGGGTTGCTGACATGAGTACGCTCGGAATGCCGGGCAGCTACCGGCAGCCAGACGACGGCCCCGAGCCTCTTAACTCCGTTCCAGAGGTGGAGCGGGGAGATGAATTGGCTCGCGGCGGCGTTGTTGGCTATGCCAATGGCGGATACGTCGGGAACGTGATGGATTGCTCTGACAGCAGCTGGCAGAGGCAGTCATTCAAGAAGTGAGATTTGAAGAAGCTGTTCGCAGGCTTCGTGGGAACAGCGACTACGAAGAAGTTTTGAAGGGGCTGCGTGAGTTGTTGCAGTCTCGAACAGAGGAATTGGTCTACAGGCAGGACACCGTAGGGACGCACCGATTGCAAGGGTGCGTTGCCACGCTGACTGAAATCCTGAAAGACCTCGCTCCGTAACGGAGCAACCGAGAAAACACGAGGGCGCTCGCTTTTTCGGTGACTTTACGCACCCACAGTGAATACCAGTAGGAAACGATCAAATACCCAAAATGGGCTTGATCAAACCCAAACGGCTCACCGGAGAAATAAATGCTGCCAAGAGCAGTTGAAGAACAAGCACGACGTGCGGAAGACCTGCACCGCCAGCATTACGGGAATACCGATGAACCGGCTCCCGAAGTAGAAGCAAAGGCTCCCGAGCCCGTTGAGGCACCTAAGGAACAGGCAGCGCCTGAACCTGATGACGCTTCGTTCAAACGAAAGTGGGAAGTCTTGTCAGGGAAGTACTCAGCTGAAGTCCCGCGACTGGCAGCCGAGATACGTGAACTGAAGGAAAAGCTTGCCGAGTCACAAGCGAGCGCCCCGCCTCCTAAGCCCTCGAAGCTCAAGCCAGAGGAGATTACGGAATACGGCGAGGAGTTCACTGACTTCGTAAAGCGGGCCGCCGCCGAAGTTGTCCCCGACGACGTTGGGAACATCAGGGCGCAAGTCGACCAGCTGCGCGAAGAGACGGCGCGTATCAAGCGAGACCGCTTCTACAACGAACTGGCAGCGAAGGCTCCTCACTGGGAGCGTACTAACGAGGACAAAGAGTTCCTTACGTGGCTCTCCGGCATTGACCCGTTCAGCGGGCGAGTGCGGCAGGAGGTCTTCGATGAGGCAGTCAACTCAAACGACTCGTGGCGCGTGGCGAATTTCTTCAATGCGTTTGGTGGCGAAACCAGAACCGATTCTGTAGACGCTAACCCGTTGGAGCTTCAAGTGGAACCGCAGACAACTCGTGTCAGCGCACCACCGCCGGGGAAAAAGATTTGGACGACCGAAGAGATCAGCCGATTTTTTGCTGATCGACGACGCGGCGCCTATTCAGTAGCGGAAGCGGATCGGATTGACCAAGAAATCTTCGCCGCAGGACGCGAGGGTCGCATCCGACAACGGTAGCCCCGCCAGTGCGGCATGAAAGGTAAATCATGTCGATTCCAGTTTCAAGTAACTACTACGGTTCCGGTCAAGGAACCACCGACGGCTACGCTGCTAAGTTCATCCCCGAAATTTGGTCGGGCAAGCTTCAGCAGAAGTTTTACGACAGCACCGTTCTGTCTGCGATCGCCAATACCGACTGGGAAGGCGAGATCAAAGATCAGGGCGACAAAGTCAAGATCCGTACCGTCCCGACGATCACGATCAACGACTACACCAAAGGTCTGACGCTGACGAGCGAAGTTCCTGCAACTTCGGTTGTGGAACTGAACATCGATAAGGGCCACTACTTCTCGGTGGTTGCTGACGACATCGACAAGACCCAAGCAGACCTTCGTCTGATGGACATCTTCTCGAACGATGCTGCCCAGCAGATGAAGATCAAGATCGACACCAACGTGCTGGCCGGTATTGTGGGCGGCGCTGAGGCATCGACCAACCGTGGCGTCTCTAAGGCGTCCCCGCTGGGTGGTCGTATCGATCAGAACATCCCTCTTGGCTTCTACAACGCCACTGGCGCATCGGCAATCGCCGTTGCAATCGACCCGACCTCTTCGGCTGGTGCCGGCGCAACTTCGACCAAGCGCACCCCGCTCGATCACCTGCTGGACCTCGGTCAGGCGATGGACGAGCAGAACCTGCCCGAGTCTGGCCGCTTCGTTGTAGTCCCCGCGTGGTTCGCCGCGATGCTGAAGAAGGGCGATCTGAAGAACGTGTACGTGTCCGGCGATGCAACTTCGATTGCTCGCAATGGTCAGGTTGGCACCATCGACCGATTCACCGTTTACGTGTCGAACCTGCTGCCGAAAGTGACTGGCACCACCGACACCAACGGCGGAACCAGCAAGACCGGCTACAGCGTTTTCGCTGGCGTTAAAGAGGGTCTGACCTTCGCCTCGCAAGTCACCAAAGTCGAGACTCTTCGTTCGACTGCGACGTTCGGCGACATCATGCGCGGCCTGAACGTGTACGGCTACAAAGTCGTTACGCCTAAGGCACTCGTTGAGTCTCTGGTCTCGAAGTGATGAGTTAACGGAGGGGGCTTCGGCCCTCTCCGGCTATTAGTGAGGTAACGAATGCCACTTTCAGCATCCGATGTTCTGACCCGAGCGGCAGACATCATTCAAGATCAAACGAATGTTCGGTGGCCGCAAGATGAACTACTGCGCTACCTGAACGATGCGCGTCGAGAGATCGCAATCGCTCGCCCCGATCTGTACGCAACTACTTCTACGGTCACGCTGACTTCTGGCGGCACCCGCTACTCACTGCCGGCTGACGGTGTTCGTCTTATCGACGTTACTCGGAACATGCCGTCTGGTGTGGCAGGCAAAGCGATTCGGATTGTCGAGCGCGAAATTCTCGACGCACAAAAGCCCGACTGGCACACCGAGACGGCTTCAGCAATCGTTAAGCATTTCATGTACGACGAACGCAACCCTCGTCAGTACTACGTGTATCCGCCGGCCACTGCGGGCCACCAGATTGAGATTGTCTACGGCCAAACTCCGACGGATATCTCTGTCCTGTCCACCTCTCTCTCTCAAGAGGACATCTACACCGGAGCGATTGTTGACTACGTTTGCTATCGGGCGTTCTCAAAAGACAGTGAGTACGCTGGAAACTCGGCACGCGCACAAGCTCATTACCAGCAGTTCATGAACGCGCTGGGTCTGGGCAACAAAGTTAACCAGATCACGAGCCCGAACACCGCGAATGTTGGCGGCCGTCCGCCTCGTGCTGCGGCTGCTGCCTGATGCTGTATTCGACGTTAGTCCCTGAGATCCTTCCTGAGGTACTCGGTTGCCCCGATGCGACCATCGAGAGGGCTGTCAGGGACGCTTCGATTGAGCTTTGCGAGAACGCGCTCATCTACACGGTTGACCAAGATCCCGTAAGCATCACTAAGGGGCTCACTGAGGTCGATCTGGACATTCCTACAGGCACCCGACTTGTACAAGTCCTGCGGGCGATGTTGGGGCAAAACCAGCTGAGCCGAATGTCTCGCGAAGACTTGTTCGCAAGTGGGCGTGCGTGGCAGACAGATACCGGCCGCCCATTGGTGATCACGTACTCATCGGAAACAGCTGTTCGTCTCGTTCCCATTGCAGACCAGTCGCTGACCGAAAAGCTGTACTTGCGCTTTGCCGTAACTCCGCTTCGAGCGTCTACGTCTATACCCGATGAGATTGCAGAGCGGTACTACAAAGAAATCTCGTACGGCGCTAAAGCAAATCTTTTGATGATCCCCGCCCAAACGTGGAGCAATCCCCAGCTGGCGATGGCTCACCGCAGTGCATTTGAGCGCGGCATGCGCGAGGCGCGTCTGACCAATTCCCAAGACAGCGTGGCAAGCATGCGCAGATTCAGAATTCCGAGGGCGGTCTGATGGCTGAGCGAATCAAGTTAGTTCAGGGCGACACCCGGCCCCAGATCGTCATCAGCCTCAAGACATCTGCCGGCACTGCGATTGACTGCACGGGGGCAACCCCGCGCATGTACTTCCGCGCAGAAGGCTCAACGACTCTGCTGCAAACAATCGTCGGGACTTTGCTGCCCGGCTTCGTGAATGACGACGGGACGATTAACACCTCTGCTCCCTACAACGTAGCGGGCGCTGGTGGGCGCGCTTCGTTTTCTTGGCCTTCTGGCGCACTCAATGTCGATGCCGGGAACTACGAAGGTGAGATCGAAATCACGTACTCGGATCAATCCATTCAGACGGTCTACGACCTCATCAAATTCAAAGTCCGGGCGGACTTTTAGGAGTAAGAAATGAAAGAAGCATCCTCTTCTACCGACACCGCTGTCACAAGCTTCGTCGGCAACAACGCGATTGTTGATTCAATCGAAGCTCCGTACTTCACTTACGACATTCAGTGCGTTGGCGAAGACGGCCAAGAAAAGTGGCGAGAGAACTTTCGCAACCTCGTGACTAATGTCGGCAGGACGTTTCTCCTGAATGTCGTCTTTGGCTCGACCGCAAAGCCCGCCGGCGGCTGGTTCTTGGGAATGATCAGCACCCTCGGCGCAAACCCAAATGCGACCGACACGCTTGCGTCTAAGGGGTGGACTGAGTCAACCGCCTACACCGGCAATCGAAAAGCAATCACGTTCGGCACCGCATCTGCCGGATCGATTACGCACACCGCAGTTTCGTTCGGCATCACGGCTACGGACACCATCAACGGGTGCTTTGTGTGTGACGCTGCCTCTGGCACTTCGGGCACGTTGTATTCGGCTGGGACTTTTACTGCCCGCGCAGTGGGAAACAACGACACGCTGAACATCACCGTCACGTTGACGATCTCCTAAGGAGTAACAGATGAGCCTTCGTACTGAACTCCTCGACGATCCCCTGAATCGCGGCTACGCGGCATTCATTGCCGACTCGCCCGGCGTTCTCGCGGACATGATGAACGACCGCATTTACTCGATGGTCAAAGAGAAGTTTGTCAACGCACGCGGTGTGCTGGCTGCTCACGGGTCTGCTGGCGGTGACATCATCGAGGCGCTCAACAACGCCTCTGGATCGAACGTCACGATCAAGTGGGCGATGAAGTTCGTCTCGCAAGACAGCGGTATCGATGTCGGACATCCGAATACGCAAGCTCTGTTAGACGCCGTTGTGCCTGCTGTGCTGACTCAAGCTCAAGCCGACCTCATCAAAGGTATGGCGCTTCAACCCGCCAGTCGCGCTGAAGTCCTCGGTCTGGGCTACGTTTTTGCACACGACGTTCAGGCTGCTCTTGCCTGATGAACCCGTGGGTTGCTCTTTGGATTCTGGCGATGTGGCTGATGCTGTTCGGTTGCAGTGATCCAGAACAGCCGCTCCAGATCGAAGAGAAGCCCGTCAAAGTCACTGAGAAACCGGCGCTGATCAAGCGGGCCGATCTCCCTAGCAATTGAGAGAACCAAATGGCAGACATTAAGTCTCATGTACAAACAGCAGCGGCGCTTACCGTAACAGGTCTCGCGACATTGACTAACGGGTCGTATGTCACCTCTGCCGAGATCAATCACGCAACAAACGACCCGCTTGATGTGCTGATTGACGTTGCGATTACTGGTGGTGTGACGACAGGAAATCAGCAGTGTGTGGTCTTTGCTGTTGGCTCGATTGACGGGACCAATTTTGGCAAGACCGTCAGTGACTCTGGACTGACCTCCGCTGACGAAGCCGAGATGCATTTTGTCGGCACCCTTCCGATGGTTGCTGACAGTGCCGCGCACCGTAAGATTTTCTCGCTGGCTGCGGCTTACGGTGGAATTCTGCCCGTTAAGAGCAAGCTGGTATTTAGGAACGACAGCGGCGCGACATTCACTGCTGGTGCCGTTCAGATTGCAGAGGTCTGGGGCGTGGCGATCTGAGCAATGGCTCAGTTTTTATCCCGTCGCTGGAGGCGTCAGCCTCAAGGCGTGGTTTTAGTTGACTGGAGCAATCCGCTTGCTCGCGGTCTAGACCACGTCATTCTGATCAACAACGCTGGCGCTCAGAATCCGGCAAAACCGAGATTTCGGCCAGTTCGAAGTTCTACCTTCACTTTGGGCGGCGGTTCTGAGGGGTTTGGTGCCGCATGTAACGGAACCGCTGGAGATATATCTCTTGTCAACACCGGGGGCGCTGGCTACGCGCATTTTAGTTTTGCGGCGGCTGGCTTCAATCATGTTGGCACGGCATTTACATACCCTGCTGGCACGACAGTATTTGCTTGCGGGAGCCATCGCGTCTTTAAGCCAGATTACAACAACTGGAACGTACTTTCGTACACAGCAACCTCTTCAAATTTTGAGTATCCCGGCGACCAGCGCCCCGCAGTAGACATTTCAGGCTTGCTTCAAAAACGCATCACGATGGGGGTTACGTTCGGACCAACTGGCAATAATAAATTTTATGTCAACGGATCCTTAAAAGACTCCGACCCGAGAGCGGTAACCGCTGGATTAAGGAATGTTGGACTCCATTTGTCAATTACGTCTAGAACGGGACTCACGCTTCCACTAGCAGCAGCTTGGGCAAGGCCGCTATCTGACTCCGAGTTTCTTGCATTTCACGAGAACCCGTGGCAACTCTTTGCCCCACAAAAGTCGATGACGGTCTTCCTGTCGAACACATTCTCGTATTCTCGCCCGATTGCTGACCTGAGCAATTCCGGCTGGGTGAGGGTGCCGTGAGCGTATTTCTTCGTCAGCGTTGGAGGCAGCAACCGCAAGGTGCCGTGTCTTTTGACACAAGCAGCGCACTTGCACAAGCCATTGGCCTTGACACTGCGTGGAGCGGCACAAACCCAAGAATGCGGTTTAGCGTTCGCGGCGGACTTCAACAAAATACCATCAATAATTTCGATGGACTGTCCGTTAGGTCTGGTCGGTATGCCCCAAATTCGTCTACTGGGGCAGTGTTAACGGCAGCGAATAATCCTGACATTGATCTTGGCGCGATGCCAAGCATGACCGAGCTTACTTATATCGCCGTTCTTTCTCAAGGCGCGACGGTAAATTCGTTTCCGTTTAGCTCTCGCGTAGGTACTGGGTTTGAGCTTTTGACTGGTAATACGAGTGGCGTAGGTAACGCATTTATACGGATAACAACTACCACTGTTCAATCAGAAGCAGGTCTTGGTGGCCTAAACGATAATTTTACGCATACATATTTCGGAACGTGGAAAACAGGATTCGGCACGCGCATTTATGTTGATAGGCCTACTAACTCGGGCACTGGTGCGGCGGCTGGCGGCACATTAACTAGCGGGCAAAACTTAAAAATAGGGACTCGCTCTACAACTAGGTGGACTGGTTTCATTAGCCTCCTTCTTGTTGGTACCAAGCAAAACATTGACGCAGGCCTTGCGCTCCTAGAAAACCCGTGGCAAATCTTTAAGCCCCAGCAGGCTGTCTTTTATTCGCTGCCCGGCGGAAACCTATTCTCCGCGCTCGACGAAACCGTCAGCGACCGCAACGACTACATCCTTTCGTCAACTGCTGGTCAGGTTTACCAGACGACCCTGTCTCCTGTCGCACAACCCGGCGCGGGCACGAATATCGATTTCAACTTCGATGCTGAATCACCAGAAGATTCTGGGTCGATAAAGTTTGATCTGCTGAGTGGGCCGACGACAGTTAAATCGCAAACTGTGCCGCTCGCAAGAAATTGGGCCGGCAGGATTCGCTCGCCTCAGTTGCGTAAGCAGCCGCAGGGGAATGCACAAATCGACCCTAGAGTTGATCTTGTGTGGACTCCGTCGCAGTCATTAGGGTGGACTCGTGGGGCAAACGGCGCTATTAAATATGGGAGAAATGGCGCAGCGTGGAACGTAGCAGCATCATCAAGCGCATTTTTATCTACGGCTAATACCGCAAAATCGGCAGCGATAACACTTATCGCGGTCGTAAAGTTTAATTCGCTTACCGCAACAACCTTCAGTGGCTCCTCGACTGATAATGGCGCTGTAATTTACTCACAGCGTACTCTTGATGTTGACAATAGCCCAACTCTTTGCGTAAGCGGCAGCTTTACGGGCGGCCCAATGCGCGTCTGGTTTGGCAGAGATACATCCGGAGTGGCATTTGGTAAAGCAAACACACTTGTAACAATTCAAACTGGAGTCTGGTATTCAATCGCAGTTAGTTGTGATGTTAATGGTGTTACTGGAATTGTTGTGAATGGGTTGTCCAACGCAACTCAAGTTTCAGTTGCGGGATCTTGGTCAGCAGGATGGAGCGGCGCAACCGCTTATGTCGGTACACAGCGGCTGTGGCCTGCTGCCGCAAACGACGACGCGAACATAGAAGTATCGCTGTTTGCGAGAATCCCGCAAAACATACGCGAGAGCGAGCTAGTCTCGCTGTCTAACAACCCGTGGCAAATCTTCCGACCACCATCACGCGCAGTCTGTTTCCCGAGTCCTGCTCAGACCAGTTTCCCGATCACGCCATCCGATTATTCGGTAATCGATACACCGAGATACGGGCGGTTCCTGCCGAAGCGTTGGCGTCAACAGCCGCAGGGCGCTGCACAGGTTAATTGGAGCAATCAGCTAACTCGCGGCCTGCGCGTAGCCCTGCATCCAATCGGCTCTCGGTTTTACGATGTAACAAATTACAAAGCAGCCGCTCACTATCTAAACACTTCAATAGTTGCATCACCAAGCGGGGTGGGATTAAACGGCATTGGAGTAACTGCTGACGGCGGCGTGGCGTCTCAGTTCTATACTTTCTTTCCTGCTTCCGCATCCTATGTTGTATGCGGGTTCTCTGTGGACCCGTATTGGCACGGCATCAGTTACGTCAGTCATTCTTTAGGCGGTTTTGCGACTGGGCCAAATAGCTCACAATTCGGCGTAGCAACAGATGCTTATTCGACGGGCCGGACAGTATCGTTCCGACTCATGACTCAGAACTCTGATGGTGGCGGGTCAATAAGCTTTACAAACCTTCTGGAGCGAGGAAAGCCTTTTGTTTACGGAGCCACTCGTGTAACAGGGGCTAATGGGCACCGAGTGTTTTCTGCGGGTCGTTTATTGGGGTCAGCAGACGGCGGAACGGGTGGAATTGGACCATACGGTGGGACGGTAGACGCAGGGAACGCAGCCTATTACGGGTCAGGTAACACCATCCTAATGGTGGCCTATTGGGAGCGTGCACTTTCCGATGCGGAGATGGTGTCGGTTACGTCGGAACCGTGGCAGATATTCAGACCTAACCCCGGCAGGATTTATGGACTGCCCGCCGCTGGCGGCTGGCCGTGGACTCCGACGCTGCGAGTTACTTCGCTTTGAAATGCCGCCAAAATGGGAAACCGTATTCGTCACATTATTCAGCGGCGCTGGTGTGCTGGCCCGATGGGATGGCGAGCAATGGTGGATGGCCGAGCGGCCAGATATTCCCATTGCGAATCAGCACGTGATTAACTGGCGAACGGTCAACTAAATGGCAATCAGGCTTTATTGGGTTGAGCTAAAGTCCTCTTCGACGGTATCGTCGGGGGCGACCTATACTGCTTCGCTTACTGAAAGCGCGACCAGTGGGGACAGTCGTGCCAGCGTACTGACCGCAGCACTAAGTGCAACCGAGTCTGCAACCTCTGGCGACTCTTCGGCCGCGTCAAGGACGTTTGCATCCTCCGCAACCGAGTCGGCAACTGCTGGTGATTCTTCGTCAGGCAGTCCGGCGTATTCAGCGACTGCCACCGAGTCCTCAACGTCGGCAGATTCCGCATCGACTCAGATCACTGCAAGCCGTTCTGCAACCGAGCCTGCGACATCTGGAGATTCGCTTAGCGCAGCGGGTACATTCGCCTCTTCTGCAACCGAATCGGCTACGTCTGGCGACTCCAACTCGCCCGCTGCAAGCTATCCACGCACGATCACTGAGAGCGCGACATCCGGTGATTTTTCGGCGATTACTGGGACATTCTCCGCAAGCGTAACTGAGCCTGCTTCTGCTGCCGAGTCTGTTGCCGTTACACAGTTTTCGGATACAGCCAAATTTGTTCAGGAGTCCGCCAGCGCAGCGGATTCGGTCTCGACCCAGATTAACGCCAGCAGTAGTCGAACCGAACCGGCTACTGCAACAGACAGCGCGGCTACTGCGCTAAGTAGAGCAGTCAGTCTCACCGACAACGCAACATCGTCTGACTCCAGTGCGGCCAACGCCACGTTTGCGCGGTCGCTTACTGAGTCTGGTACTGCGACCGACTCCACTGCCAACAGCGGGACATTTAGTGCAAGCCTCAGTGAGGCAGCGACTGCAACAGAAGAGCAAGTCGGTACTAAGGGCGAGGCACTTACTGAGTCTTCCTCTGCCGGAGATTCAGCGTCCGTAACGGCCATCTACGCTCGTTCGCTAACTGACTCGGCAACGTCGGCTGACACCAGACAAACGACTGCCGTATTCGTATCCGCTGCTCAGGAGTCTGCGGCGTCTGCTAGTACTGAATCTTCAAGAGCGATCTTTGTTGGCACTCGCATCGAGACCGCAACCGCATCCGATTCCCCTTTGGGGCTGCGTCTTATTGCACTGTCGACCATTGAGTCCACAACCGCTGCAAGCTTTGAAGCGGCAAACGCACTACGACAAGCGGAGTTCATCGAGGACGTAGTGCTTAGGACTACGGTCCAGCAAGCAATCCTCACTGCTTACTTTACGGAACCTGTTCTTACGGCGTCTGCATCTCAAATCGTTATGACTGTCTCGGTCAACGATGCGGAAGCGGATTTAACAACCATTGCGATTGCGGTCGGATGATATGGAATTTGGGATTGAAGACTTTCGC